AAGAAAAACCTGTCTAGCTATCAACACAAGACATCTACTAAGTCTTTGAAGACTCGAATTACCTTCAAGACTACCGTTAAAGGTGAGGGAGAAAAGCCAGTCGATAAGCATTACAAAGTGGTTGTCGATAGTCCACTGATTAACAAATATAGTCAGATTTATGAGGATGTTGTAGAGGTCAACGATCAGGACGTAGTGGATGAAGCAACCCTCTTAAAATACGGCAAACAGTATTTCAGAACAACATTGTGCGATATGCTCGAAGATAGCCTTGAGCTTGAGGTTGTCGGTCAGAGTGACGTGCCTGTCCAGATGTTCGATATTGTGAGTATCTTCCACGAGCACTACAATCTTGACGTGCGCAAGAAAATCACCAAGTACACCTATTCGCCGATGGCCAAGAAGCTGAAATCTATTGGATTCGGTCAATTCCAGTCAGGTCTTGCGAATGCGATAGGTAACGCGGTGAGTGATGCCGTCAAGGGTGAAGCTCAACAACTTCAAGATGATTTTGAAAGGCAGTTAGCCAGAGAACTCAAGAATGCTGATCTTGCATTTGATAGGCAGAAAGAAGAGTTGGTCAATCAATTCACAGACGGTCTCAATGCTGCCAAAGCCAGAGCCGAAGAAGTCAAGAGACAACTCTCTGACACTATCGACCAGCGCTTTAGCAGTTTTAACAACGGCCCATTACAAGAAGCCAAGCGCAGGGCTGAAGAAGCCTTGCGAAACGCTGGCGCAAGTAGCTTACTCGCTCAGGAAGCCAAGCGGATTGGGTTGGATTCTGTTGCCAAACTTGAAGAATTTAAGAGACAGGCTACGAGCGCTCAAACGGCTTTGTCAGGCGATTTGGATGCTCTGAAACGGACGGTTACAAGCGAGGTAAATCAAGCGTCTGAGTATCGCAGAACGACCACAGAGGTTCTTAGTCGAATGACTGGCCAGATGAACGGATTTGCGACGAAATCAGAGGTCAGACAAGATGTAGCTGGTCTGACCGAGACATTTGCCAAGCTTAAAACCGATACGAACAATTTGATTTCTGGAGCCAAAAGCGAAATCACTTTAGCAAAAACAGAATTCAAGAAAACAGCTGATGCTCTATCTGCCAAAATGTCAGCAGTCGAGAGCTATGTTGGTCAAGATGGTCAGCGACAGGATGCCCTACAACGTTATACTCGTGAAGAGAGTGCTCGTCAAGCTAATGCGATTCGTGAGTTAGTCGCTCGTGATTATGTTGGTAAGGCTACTTATCAAGAGGACGTGAGAGGTCTTGAACGTCGATTTAGTGCAATAAGCACGCAGACGAACAATGATATTGCTTCAAAGATAGCTCAGTACAAGCAGACAGTAGACGGCCAATTCGCAAGTATCAGATCTCAGGTAGCTAGTAAGGCTAACCAAGTCGATTTCCAGCGAGTAAGAGAGACCAGCCAGCTCTATGAGCGTATTCTAGGCAATACTGAAAATGGAATTGCGGATAAGGTTGCTCGTATGGCTATGACCAATCAGCTGTTCCAGGTTGAGGTTGGCAAGGCTTTTGCGGGACATCAGAATTTATTCTTAAATTCAACACATACTAAAGGATTTTTAGGAAATAATGGAATCATTTACGTAGCGAATGCTACACAAAAGGAGGTTACATCCGATTTCATTTCAGTAGATCCAAATGAAAAAATTATCTTCCAGCACTGGGTAACTCTTCCTGAGAATGGAATGGCTTGGACCGCTTGGCAATTTTTCGATAAAAATAAAAATCCTATTGATAACCGCAAACCAGGCTTGAATGCCTACAAAACAACAACAGGTAAGCAACACAATATCAATCAAATCACTGTACCAACGAATGCTTATTTCATCAGAGTATCAGCTCGTATGTATAATGACGGTTTGATAAAAATAGAACGCGGTTCAGCTCCGTCTAATTATTCAGCAGCTCCCGAAGATACCGATGAAGCTATTCGTACGGTTCAAACTCAACTAGCTGGCTCGTGGGGAGTTCATAATAAGAACAGTGTCAACGAAATCATAGCTGGTTTTAATCTAGCAGGTCGAAATGCAGGAATTAAAGCAGAGACTATCAGACTTGAGGGGAATACTCTGGCTGATAAATTAACTGCAATTGACGGTTACTTCAAGCGATTATTTGTTGGTGAGGGTACGTTCGCGACTCTGAATGCGGATGTTATACGAACGAATTCTATCACGGCAGATAAGCTGGTATTTAACGAAGCTCTTGCTAATAGAATGGTCTCAAACGAGCATATCACTAACAAATTGGTAGCAAGTAGAGCGTTTGTGAACGCTTTGAAAGCTGTAACAATAGATGCTTCTCAGATTGTGACAGGTACTCTCAAGGGTGACCGTATTTATGGGGGCACAATCCGAGGTACTGAAATCAACGGGACCACGATAACAGGTAATAGTCGAATGACTATTGGTGATAATGGATTCTTGAGACCTACTCAAGAAGGTGGCCTTCAAATTAACGTCCCTGAGACCTATAGTGCGAGCAAGGGAGTTGGTGTTCAATTATTAGGTCGAGAGCTTGGACGAATCCCTAAAGGAATGTTTATTTACAATTCTCCAAATTGGAATGGTGGAAACATTATTGGAGACAATACAGAAGATATACTGCTTACCGTCAAGGGGCGTGTGTCACTTTGTAATCTGCATAATGGTTCTCCTGTTTCTGGAGTTCCTATCATATCGAATTTTGAATATCAAAATCCTATTCGAAATCTATATCCTATTCGATTTATTGGCTGGGATCCTCGAAGTAACCAGCTTTATGTCGACGATGGGACTGGTAAAAGTGGAACATGGTGGATTAGTGTTGATGGGTCTACATCTGACAAAAATTTAAAGACTAACATTGGTGATACGCATTATAATGCGTTAGATTTTGTACAAAAATTGATGTTTAAAGAATTTGATTGGAAGACTGATAAATTTGGATATAAGAAACCTTATACAAATGTCGGATTGATTGCACAAGATGTAGAAAAAATAGATAGTTCACTGGTCTATAAGAAAGGTGAAACTTTAGCATTAGATGATTTTAGATTATTAAATATCGCACTAAAAGCAATTCAGGAGCTTGCTCTTGAAAATAGAAAACTAACACACAGATTGGAGAATTTAGAAAATGAACGAAGAACAGCTTAACCAAGTCCTAATCATGACACTTGATGACATGTTAGTTGATTCAAAGGCATTAATGCTCAGACATAATCTGTCGAAGATTCAACTAAGGGAAAAAGAAGTAGAGAATCAAAGACTTCAAGCACGAGTGGAGGAGCTGGAAGCTCTGCTTGATGAACAAACTAAACCAGCAGACAAAGGAGAATAGACATGGCAGAAACAATTCAAAACACAGATAACTTGCTAGACCTTACAAAAATCACAGAACCATTTGATCTTGCGACCGCTTTGCGATACATGAAAGAAAACGGAGAGTTCATTCGTTGCAAGAATGCAAGCAATGACTTCTATATGTATCGTGATGTTCAAAAGCGTCCTGTGATTGTAAATGGCCGTCGCCAATTCAAGGATGTTGAAACCGTTTGGGCGTTCAACCAGTGGGGTGGGACAACCACAACAATCAACGTAACAGATTTGTTTAATCAGGAGTTCTACATCATGAAATTTGATGAAGAGGGCAATCCTGACTGGACGGATCCAACGGTAGAACCTAAAGAGTAGGAGGTGGATATGCATATTGAATTTTTCAATTTTTTTAGAAGCCTCATCCAAACAGAAGATGGTTTGGTATTGTATGCTCTAGCTCTAATTGTTTCAATGGAAATTATTGATTTTGTGACAGGAACTATTGCTGCGATTGTCAATCCTGATATTGAATACAAGAGTAAAATTGGTATCAACGGGCTACTTCGAAAGATTTTAGGGGTTCTCTTATCGATGATCCTTATTCCAATGTCTGTCCTATTGCCCGAGAAGACAGGCTTCGCATTCTTGTACTCTATTTATCTCGGGTACATCGCATTCACATTTCAATCGCTCATTGAAAATTATCGCAAACTAAAAGGAAATGTCACTCTTTTTCAGCCGATTTTAAAAGCGTTTCAACGCTTGCTTGAAAAAGATGAAGATAAAAATAAAGGAGAATAACACATGCAACAAATTACTGAAATCATTATTGCTTCAGCAACTGGAATCTTGACTATCCTAGCTGGTATCGTAGTCAAATCGATTAAGGATTTTCTTGTCAAAAAGGGTGGAGAAAAGACCATCAAGATTGTTGAAATCTTGGCCAAAAACGCAGTCAATGCGGTTGAGCAGGTAGCAACCGAAACTGGCTATAAAGGCGAAGAGAAGCTGGAGCAAGCACGAACTAAAATCCGTACAGAGCTTAGCAAGTACAATATCAGCATGACTGACAAGGACTTGGACACATTTGTTGAGTCAGCAGTTAAACAGATGAATGATGCGTGGAAGGAGCAATAGAAATGATCAAAATCATTAATAATACGATTTTCAATGGAATTGCAGGTTCTCGTCCGACCGAAAAACCAAAATACTACATCATGCACAATGATGAAGGAGCAATGGCCTAATGCATTGCCATAAAACGAAAGGAAAATAAACAAATGAAAAAAAACGACCTATTCATCGATGTGTCTAGCCACAATGGATACGATATTACAGGTATTTTGTCTGACATGGGTACACAGAATACTATTATCAAAATTTCTGAAAGTACAAGCTATATCAACCCTTGCCTGTCCGCTCAAGTTGAGCAATCAACCCCTGTTGGATTTTATCATTTCGCTTGGTTC